TAATCCAAACAATATTTCAGAAAAGAATCACCTTGGTAACGGAGTTATTGAAGGTGTAAATTTAGTATAAACAAATAAATATTTTTCTTATGGAATCAATTAAAAGAGCCTTAGATGAAATGGGTTACGATTATGCAGTAGCTATTGCTACTAAGTCTGAAATTGAAAATGGCGCAGCTTGCGGCCAGCTTTCGATTATCGTAGAAGAAAATTAACAACCCATCTCTCCCTGCTTCGGTGGGGAGAGATTAAACAGAAACATTATGAACCGAGAAATAAAATTCAGAGGGAAAGACCTCATTCACAACGAGTGGATATACGGAGGGTTGGCAGAAGACAAAAAAGGAAATGCAGTTATCCTACCTAAAGCAAATTGGCAGAAAGGTGGATGTGTTAACAAAGACACCATCGGTCAGTTCACCGGGCTATACGACACAAACGGAAAGGAAATCTACGAAGGAGATATACTACGTTTCTATTTCAACGGCGATGAATACATCGTACATGTCGTATTCAATGGTAAAACCGGAGCATGGTGTGTGACTTTCAAAGGATGCACAGAAGCTGATACAACTCCATTGGGATTGGAATTGAGTTTTTGTGAGTATATTGGGATAGAAGTCATCGGCAACATCCACGATAATCCGGAACTAATCAAGGAGAAATGAAAGGAATAACAAAAGCAGCCAAGCAGACAAACAATCGAAGCCTAAGATGCAGGACTTGTCCTTATCTATCCAAGTGTAATCCCGAAGTTGGGAGGATATGCACAGACAACTTTCTCTTAGGCTTTAAGAAAGGAGTAGATTGGATGCAAAAACAAATTAAAGAGAATAAACCATGAGCGGAGGACATTTTGATTATCAGCAATACCACATAGATGATATTGCCAACGGCATAGAGCGAGAGATTGAGGAAGCCACCAAGCCGAAGCCACCCTTGGTATGGAGGGAAGAGGTATCAATCTTCAAGAAGATAGACGATTGGCATTCCGTGGGCATTTACAAAGGCTTCAAGACCTACGATGAAGCAGTCAGACACCTCAAAAAAGATAAGGCATACAAGTTTGTCCGTGAGTACGAGAAAGATGGAAAACGCATTGCCGAATTCATGGAGCGTGACAAACTGATTGAAGTCAAGGAAATCAAATATCAGGAATACGAAGATGGCGAATACTATCCCGAATACACCGAGGAAACCATTCAGATATTCAAGGATGCGGTAAAGACACTCCGCAAGGCAGCAATCTACGCACAGCGCATTGATTGGCTCCTCAGTGGTGATGATGACGAGAAATCACTGAAAGAACGATTGGAAGAAGAACTAAAAGAAATTGGAGGAACAAGAATGAAAAATAGAATAGAAATACCAGAAGGCAAGAAAGCAGAATGGGTTAATGGGGTATTAACCTTGGTGGATGAAAAACCAAAAGATGTCACGGAACGCATCAAGACATTTGAGGATGCCAGAAGAGAATTGGGAAGCGGTCATCATCTTGTTGAGGAATACGAGACAATCACTTGTCGTTGCGGTGCGCTTAGTGATGATATTATTGCATATATGAAGCTCCGTATCATTGCGGAAGCGCTTAACGAAGGGTGGAGTCCAAAGTTTGTAAAGGACGAGAAAAGATACTATCCGTTGTTCCATGTGGTTTATCGCGGGTTCCCCTATGTGGGCACGTATTGCGGTGTCGCGTATGCGGGTGCGTACGGGTACATCGGCTCGCGTCTGGTATTCAAATCCAGAAAACTTGCAGAATATGCAGGAAAGCAATTTGAGGACATTTGGTTAAATTATATCGTAAGATGAAAATCCGAACAGCCAAGAAGATTATGGGCTTTGGTCCTAATCACCGCAGGAATAAGCACCAAGACCGAAGATTTGAAGAGCTTCGTCCTGCATATGTTAATGAGCAAGGAATGAAGGTATATCCATCTTGGCATGATATAGACATTATCAGCAGAGCGCATACACGCTTGTTCCGGTGGATAAGAAGATACGAAAATAAACAATCTAAATTGAAAAAGGTATGAATGAAGATTATGTATCATTTGAAGTAGCAAAGCTGCTCAAAGAAAAGGGGTTTGATTGGCCATGTCAAGCGTTTTACAACGCAAACGGGATACTGGTCGCTTCCCCGGTGCATACAGTTAATGACGAGTTGGAAGATTCGGACATTGCGTGCCCTACGCTATATATGGCTCAGAAATGGCTGCGGTCAAAAGGTTATCATGTGGAAGTTGTTTATATGGCAAACGACCTGTGGCGATATGATATACTCACCATTCCAAGACATGATTGTGTTTGGATTTCCGAAACAAAGCCTTCTGATTATATGAGTTACGAATACGCTTTGAATGCAGGTATTTTAGAAGCACTTAAATTGATTTAAATCATGGAAATAAAAACATTAGAAAAGGTAATTAAGTTAAAAAAGGAGTTGGATAAAGCCATCGAGATATTAGAAGTAATGAACAAGGAAAGGTCGCATTGGTGGTCTTTTATTACTCCGGATACTAAATCTAAAAACGATGGCTACGGACTTTATCTAACAGACAGACTTCGCAAGAGGTTTCGGGAAATTGTTGAAGAATCAATTGTCGAACTGAAAAAAGAAATCGAAGCGTTATGAACAAACTAACATTAGAAGCAGCAGCCGGAGTATATTCCGGTACTGTACATGATGCAAAACCTTATCCAATACATATCGAACGGAATAAGGCATTCAAAACTGGAGCTGAATGGCAACGAAACCATGTATGGCACAAGCCAACAGAGCAACCGGAAGAATCCAAGCTAGTACTGACGCTGACATCGTACGGCGCTTTTATCTTTGGCCCTAACCACGAAGATTGGGAAGGCGCGGTAGACCACTTCAAAATCATCACATGGGCATACGTGGATGACTTGAAGCCGACACCATTTGACGAAATTCTTGAAGCCAACAAGGAAATACTGAAAGGAAGTGAGGAATGAAAACGATTAACTCAATCATCTACTACACCATTATAGCTGCCGCTGCACTGTTCTGTATCGGTATGGCTATATTCAGCGACATCTATAATGGGATAGTGGAACTGTTCAAAGGAGAAAACAATGGAAGATAGAGAATTACTTTCGGAAAGACAGAAACGGATGGTCAGAGAAGAGGTGATGAACCATCCGAAAGTCAAGGAACTGCAAAACAAGATTGACCGTCAGAAGGCAGCAGGGTGCATGATGAAGGCCCTGATGATGCAGAGGGAACTTGATGCAACAATCGAGAAGGCCGTAGCGGTAAGCGAGAATGAGCTTGCAAAGGAAGTGGTGGACTTGATAAGAATAACGGAGGAAATGAGCAAAGAGGACGCAAAGAACCTGGATGAGTCCATTCATGCGGTGCTTATCCTAAGTGATATGATGGAGTACTTCATCACAGAAATAGACCAGTGTATCGGCCATGTGAAGAAAGGGTTCTATATGGGTATCTTCGACAAGCTGAGAAGCCTTTGCAAGGAGTCAGAGAAGATGCGCATGTTCATTGAGAAACGCTCGTCAGAGACGCTTTCCTATGTCATGTCGGACGAGATGGATAAGACAACGGAACTCATCAGAAACAAGGCGAGAGCGTTGATTAACAAGACAGAAAATGCAATAGAAAGAAAAAGAAAGGAGAAGGCGGCATGACACCGATGATGGCGAAAGTGGATTTGAGCAATGTGGAATTGACTGAGAAGGCTAAAGAGAAGATTGAAGCATATTACGGATGGTCAAAAGATTGGGTTCCTTTGAGAATCAGCAAGACCGTCACACTGATGGTGCCACCGGAAAAATGCAACGATGAATACAGATTGAAGTTCATGCGAAAGATGAACATGACAGACACACCCAAACCGAAGCACGCGAAAGCGGACATCGACATCGACGAAGCAAACAGACTTCTTTCGGAAGGGCACAAGAAGAAGGAGGTGGCCAAGATGTTCGGTGTGAGTGTGGTTACACTTGACAAACACCTGCGAGACGCTTCTGTCGGTGGAGGGAATTGAAGATATACGGAATAATACAGAGCCGGGGAGCCAATGCCGCTCCCCTTTTCTGTTTATACCGATTGACGCAACAGCCAGTTTCCGGCACCTGCAATCTTGCATCTGTCCGATTTCCCGTAAACGTAAATCTTCGAGCCTTCAAAAGCTTTCACGTTCAGTTCCGCGTCATCAAACACGGAAACGAACACCTTGGCGAAGTCTTTCGCTGTGATGGAGATGTTTGTGTCATGACGAACGTAGACGGTTGCAGCGGAATAGCCGCTGAACATCAGGGAACCTTCACATGAACCGTTGATGACATATACTCCGCTTTTCCCAATCATGTCGATATGTTCATCCACGAAAACGAGGTTGTCGTGAAGCAGCTTCTTTGGAAAGTTGGCTTTGATGAACTCGTTATTGGGGTAGTCATGCTTGATGCAGAAATCTATCCCTTTCTTGTATTTCTTGATAAGATGGTCCTTGGTTTCGTTGCTCTCCCACTCTCCGGTCCACTGCCGGCACAGACCGAGCGCAACCGCCCGGTCCTTCAATCTTCTGTTCAGTTCTGTATTATCCATTGTATCATGCTTTAGATATTAAACTTGTTTGCTCCGTTCACGTTTCGGTGAAGAATGTCGCGTATCTCCTCGACAAATTCCACGTTACGGCCCGTGTTCTTTGCGATGATGTTGAGTTGCTGTAACTGGGCCTGTGCGATGGCGTTCATCTTCGGGAAGTCGTCATTGAAGAACTTCTCCTGCAAGGCTCTCTTTGCGGCCACATCTGCTCTGACCGCATTGACATAAGATGCGAGCAGGTCGGCTGTTTCTTCCGTCACTCCTTGTATTCCAGCAGACAATCCTTCTTTCTTTCCATTCTTGTCCCCAGTTGCCGTTATCGCTCCGCCGGTAGCCTTGTCGAGCGATTCAAGGAAGGTCTGGGATGCGTTAATCATGGCACCGCCCTCCTTGTCGAAGAAGTCCTTCAGAGCGACAGTCAGTTTCTCGCCGTTCTTTTCGAGGTCTTCGAACGTCTGGAACATTGCGCCCTTTCCGTTTTCATCTCCGAACAGCTTCTTCTGCAACTTCTCGAACATCGGCTGAATGACAAGGCTTTTGAGAATATTGTTTGCAACCCCACGAATGATGCTGTTCGTGACATTGCTGAACGCTTCGGCTGCATCCTCGCCGTTGGCGAACGCTTCAACAAGCGCATCCGTAATCTGTCCTGACCATCCCTCAAAGTCTATGCCGAACATTTCCTTGGCAAGGTCTCCCACGAACGTGCCGATTTGCATGTTCAGTTGAGCCAGCTGGTTCTGATAGTCGGCAATCTTTCCCTCATCTGTATCTTTCTTTCCCTCTTCATCACGCATCTGCTGCTGTATCTCCTTGCGCTGTTCGAGAAGTGCCACGTACTGTGCCTGTTTCTGCTTTAACTGTTCATTGGAAAGGTTGTTGCTTCCCACACCTGCTGCTTCAAGATCCTGAAGGATTTCCTGGTTGAGCTTGTACTTCCTGTTATTGTTGAAGAAATAATCCCTCACGCTAATCTTGCTCATCTCGCTGCGTATTCCAGCAATGTACTTCTTTCCACCGTCTTGCAGGACGCTGTAAGCCTTGGAATACGACTCACTCAATGATACACCGGCCAGTTCGGACTGCTTTTTCAGCTGCTCATAATACATGAGGCTTCGGTTCATTCCACCAACACCACGCCCAATGCTGTCTTCTATCTGCTGGTAGGCGTTTCTCAATTCTTCCACCCTTTGCTTGCTGCGTTGAATGGCTTTGTCGAGTTTCTTGTCATGAAGACCGGCAATGCCACCGATAAGTCCCAATGTCGCTCCGGCGGCCGCTCCCCAAGGGCCGGTAACTCCGAAAGCAGATGCGATGCCATGAATGGATGATGCGCTGCTCAATGCTCCGCCCATTATCCTCGCAGCGTCGGAAAGGCCGGAACCCAAACCCAAATTCTCGAAGATGCCACCGAGAAGGCTTGCAGCGTCAGCCAGTTTGTCAAACTTGCCGATTATGCCTTCAATGGCCAGTGCCTCATTAGCCCTGGCATCCTTCAAATCATCTTCCGCGTTTCGAATGTCGGCTTCCGAACCTCCCGAAGACTTCAAGGCTTTCAGTTTATCCTTGGCTTTTTTGACACTTTCCTGCGCATCCGAAAAAGCCTTGAACGGATTTCTGCTGCCTTTCACTCCATTCAGCTTTTCCAATGCGTCCATCAGTTCTTTCGTGTCTTCCACAGAGAGCTTCTGAGTCTTCGAGAACTCCTTGATGGATGTAATCATGTGGTCAATGGTGGCATTTGATACCCTATCAAGATTCCCGAACACCTTTGCCCACTTTTCGGTTTCCTTGAACTTTTCGAAGACTACATTCCCTTTTTCCTTGTCGGCTGCATCGGTGCGTTCCTTTATCAGTTTGTCTACATCTACACCCGACTTTCCCAAAGTCGAGCGGTTTTCATTGAGACGTCTAATATCTTCCTCCTTCTTCGTTTCAATGGCCTTGATTTTATCGGCATAGTCCTGGTATTCAGTAACGAGTTCGACCAATGTATCAGCCGTGTCTTTCCGAAGTTCACGCTGCGCCTTCTTGTAAGCGTCTGCGTAAGGCTTGAGCAATTGAAGTTGTGTTCCTGTAGCCTTTGATAGTTCTTCTATCTGAAAGTCGGTCATTCCAAGGAAAAGATCGAACGGATTATCTCCACCGACACCATTGACTACTCCTTTGATACCCTCTTCGATTACTTTACGGAAATCCTTCATCATTTGCGATTCGCCCACCGCTATATCACCGAAGGCAAGCTGTGCCGCAAACTGCTTGTTGCCGGTCTTGTCCAATACGGATTGGAAAGTCTTCCACTTGTTGGTGATGTCGTCAATCTCGTTCTTGATGGCTTTCAATTCCGCCTGCAAAGCCTTTCGAGCTTCCTGCTCTGCCTTGCGTGCCTGTTTTGCGGCCTCCGACTCTTCCTGCTTTGCGGTCTGTATCTCAATTGGTGTATTGTGAAGACTGAACAACTCCTTGATGAATTGTACACGCGCTTCCAGACGTTCGAGTTTCTTCTCGTCTTCTTCAGTCTTCTGGTCAGATCCGCTTGCCTTAGCTTTGTTCAGCTCCTCCTGCTCGCTTTTGTACAGGTTTCTAAGTCTGTCGAGGTAAGAAAGCAGTGAGCGCTTGTTCTTGTCGTCAGCATTCGGGAGAAGGTTTTGAACAAAACTCTTTCCAACCTTGCCACCAAGCTCGTTGGCGGTCTGAATCCATGTATCACGGAAACGGATGATGGTATCAATCTGCGCATTCAGTTTGTTCTGCAAATCGGACGAACCGGCAATATCCTTGATTGCGTTTAACTGCATACGGAGTGTTTCAAGTTGGAAATCCTCCTTTTCCTTGTCACTTGAGAACACTTTTGTTCTGGCCAACTTTTCCCGTGCCTGCTGAATCTTCTCGATTTCCTGCTCTGCACTGGACATTGAAATGCTATTCAGTCCGTCATTGAACTTCTTTATAGCGAAATGCTGCTTTGTGAGGATTTCCCCCAACGCGTTGGCCGCAAAACCGATACTGTTGAACTTTATCTTCCCATCGACCATCTTTTCCGTGAACACATCTCCGTCCAGTCCGTAACTTTTTAGGATGGTGTTCAGGATATCGGTGCTTCCAGGCATCTTCCCTTCCGTCAATTCTTCTGCAAAGAAATGCTTGAACTGGATTGCTATAGCCCTTGCTACATCTCTAGATGCACCTTTCCGCTGAACTAGAATGTCCTCCAGCTTTTTAGAGGAGTCACTAATATCCTCATTGTAATATTCCGATATGGAAGCCTTTCCTTGCTGTCTTGCTTCTTCCCTTGCCTTGTTCTTCAGGGCTTGCGTTACGTTGTCGATTTCCGTTTTCAGTGAAGCGTAGGAGTATTCTTCCTTCCTGATGTTGGAAAGATATGAGCCGTACTTGTGCTGAATGGTGTCAATCACATCGTTGTATTCCTTTGAACCTTTCACAAGATGGTTCAGTTTCTCAACCAACTGCTCAAACCCTGCCGCTTCGTCCGCGGACTTCATCAAAGCGTTGGATGTAATGTTGTCCAGCTCCCGATTCAGCTTGGTCGCATTCTGATAAGCCAGGTAGGCCGCTGTTCCAAGGGATGCGAATACCGACAAGGCAACAACAACCCATCCCCATGTCCCCATAAGGCTCATGGCTTTTTTGAGCCTTTCTATTGTAAGAAGCAGCTTGACGGCACCTGAATTAGCCTTAGTCATCGCAATGTTGTTTGCGTATTGGGCTATCGTGTTTGCATTTACCGCGCCGGTCAAGGCTATCTCGTTTCGTATTGCAACCGCACGTGTAACATTGCCGACAGCCATGACGGTCTTGTATGTTCCGTAGGCTGCAATCAAGGATTTGATAATGACAACAGCCTCTTCCCATTTGTTTGTAAGTTCGGTCATTTTATCAATAACACCACCGATTATCCCACTGTTGCCTTCTGCGATGGCACCCAGCATCATTTCCCAACTATCCTGCAACTTGGCCAACTTACCCGAAACGGACTCCGTAAGCTGTTCCTGCATATTGAAGAACCGACCCCCTTCGTTTGTCATCTGCCAGAGAATATCCTTGACCATACCGAACGACACTTCACGGTTGGAAATCTTCTCGAACACTTCTCCTGCACTTACCACACGGCCTTCCAGCTCGGAGAATTTCTTTGTAAGCTCATCAACCAACGGAATGCCGGCCTCGGTAAACTGACGGAGCTCCTGGCCACGCAATACAGCCGCACTACGCACCTGTCCGAATGCAAGGATGATACGGCCCATGTCTACACCCAGACCTGCGGATATGTCGGCCAGACGCTTGGTGGTTTCGTACATTTCCTCATACGGAATGCCGAAGGCCGCAATCTGCTTGGTAAAGCCCATCAGTTCACGGAAGTTGAATGGTGATTCAATGGCCAGTTCCTTGATTTTACCGAACATCGCATCCGCTTTCGATACATCACCAAGCATGGCCCTCAATGCGATATGCTGCTTCTGGAACTCACCGCCAATCTGGACGAGTGATGACAGAAACTGTTCCGCCCGGTAGATGGAATAAATGTCGAGCACCTGGTTTCTCAATTGACTGAGAAGCCTTGCTTGTGCGTGGATTCCTTTATTGTTGTTCAACAACTGCATGTTGTTTCTGGCCATAGCTGCCGTATGACGCTCTGCTGCCCTTGCGGACCTGTCTTGTGCATCCCTTAACCTTTGCTGTGCGGCCGCATAGGCATTTGCTGTGCGCTGCTGGATTTCCATCATTCTTGCATAGCGCACATCCGCTGCTGTTGTGGCTGCTCCGGTAGTCCCGACACCGAGAGGTTTTACGTTTATGCTCAATGTCTCACCTTTGAGCTGGTTCTTGAGATCGTTAAGAAACTCCTTTGCGTTTGCAGCCTTCAGCTTTACGGCCAACCCGTCCTTGCTCAACCTCTTCTCGATACCATCCAACACATCTTTGGCCTTCTTGTCGTCTATGCCAAGAGTGAACCACAAATTCCCTAAATTTGCCATATTCTGTGTATGTGTTAATGAAGTAAATAAAAAAAAGAGCTTGCAAGAGGCTAACTCAGTCCCTTACAAGCTCTTTGGCTTTATGTATTATGCAAATATAGGAAATTTATCTTACATTTACGTACAAATTATTGCAGTAACTTATGCAACTCCTTTTGATTGTAATACACTGCATTGGTCATATTCATGAGTCGTTGCAGTGCATATCGTATGTGCGGGAAGTTGTCAGGCATCTTGTCCGCTTCCTCCGTGCTGTCGATGACGAACTGCTGCAAGCACGAGCATTCAACCATCGCGGTGGGTATGTCGTTCAGGACATCTCTGAGCATATCGAGGATGCCGGTACTTTCAAGGAGTTCAAACTTGTCTGCCATCTCTCTGAGTTCGCTGTATGATGTGATTTCTTCTTTCATGATTTTACTATTTAACTATTTTTCGAACAAGTGTATTGAGTCAAATGCTTTATCCCTGCTTGGTGTGAGCAGGGTAAAGTCGGATTTGTATGATTGTAGCTTGGTTATGCAGCGTGTTCAGACTTGATGCTGCTTATGGCTTTCTTGATGTTCCATCCGTTTTCGTACAGGGCGATGATGAACCGAACTCCCTTGGCTTTCCATACGGTGTATGTGCTTGAGCCTATCGAGCCGTCCGAACGGGTGAATGTCTGTGTGCGTGTGGAGTGAAGTCCCCAGGTGGAGTAGGGTGAGTGAAGCATCCATTGGTCGGACTGCTTGTAGATGAAACCGATTTCCTTGAGTTTCCTGTGAAGTTTCGGTGCGTCCATCCCGATTTGCTTGGCAACCTGCGTTGAGGTCTGCGTGTTGACGCTTTGGAGGTGTCTGTCGTAGTAGTCGACTTTCGGTGCGGACTTCTTGATTTCCGAGTCCTGGAGTTCGATGGTGATTTTCTGTTGTTCGGATTCGGCTTCGAGCTGCTTGACGCATTCTTCCTTCTGTTCGATGGTTTTCTGCTGTTCTTCGATTTGCTTGGCTTGGTTTGCGGCCAACTGGAGAGCTTCGGAGAATGATTGAGGAATAGCGAAACCTCCTTTTTGTTTTTCGGTTTCAAGTTCTTCCCAACGTACAACCAGTTTAGCTCTGGCTTCATCATTGAACTTAGTAGCAATGTACAGGCATTCGGTTTTTTGTTAGCTGATAACATGGTCTATATTCTCCTTTTTCGTCCTTATATTCAACCAGCGTAAATTTGCGCCCGTTGATTTTCTCCCAAGCCTGCTCCATTCCTCGAATGGCCCTTAATACATCCTTGTGATTCCTGTTGGTAATCTCTGCAATTTGCAGTGAACTCATAGTTTCTTTAAATAAAATTTCGTTCATATCTGTTAGCATTAACATATATTATAGGCAACAAAAAGCGGTCACCTTATACGCTGCTAACAGATATGGTCTCCACTCCGAGAGCTTTGATTTATCTACGTATAGGCAACCGCCAATATCTTAAATTTGCCAGAAGTATTTAAACCACCAACAAAGAGTAGGCATAAAAATAGCCCAACCTAAAATTGAGCAAATTGACCGCTTGCTCTGCGGAATGGTTACAACCATCATCTGTTAGCATTGCAAATATAGAAAACATTTCTGATATGCGCAAATATTATAAAGGAAAAAACAAGAAAGCCGCGAAAGATTTCTCAATCACGGCTTCCATCGGCAAAACAGAGCATTATTCCTTTGTCGCTCTGAATTTCATCTTGTCCCCTTCGCTGTTTGAATAGCTGATTTCAGCATTCTTGCCACTCAGCGAAGTGAATGTGTATCGTTCTGTAATCGGGTCTGTGGTGACTCCTACAACGGTGTTGCCTTCCAGCTTCCACTCTCCGATGTAATAGTCCGATAAAATCACGGTCTTGTACGTTCCATCCGACTTCAAGTTGATGTAGACGGCTCCACCAGGCAAATCCATAGACACACCGTCTTCCTCTGCCCAAGTGACATTCCATTTTCCTGCCACCTGTTCGGCTGTGATTGAAACTTCATCGTCATCATCGGAACAAGATGAAAACAACACCATTGGCAACATAGCCAACAAAAACAAAATCTTTTTCATTTCTTTGTGTATTTGGTTATTTTTTGCAAATGTATGGAAAAAGACTAAAATGTAAAAACTTACAAACGTGTTATACAGCATGATTCTTCACTCTTCATCTTCTCCGTTCTCCTTCTGTTCCTTCAACCACTGCTTGCGCCTGCGTTCCTTTTCCTTATTATATAGGTTGCACATATAACATTGCCCAGGTAGGTAAAAATGGACGGTCGTATCTTCTTCTACCACTTCCTCCTGCTTCATGCGCTGAAGGTCGGCAAGTTTCATCAAGACATCGGCCTTATCCTTTCCGTGAAGACTATCCACGGTGCTTGCAAGGGCATCAATCACCTCATCCTTGGTTCTGAACTTACCCTTCGAATCCTCAGAACCATATCCGGTATCATCATCGGGAGTTTTTATACCCTTCATCTGCAACTCCAGTTTTCTCTCTCTCTTCTTCAAGTATTCGTTGAAGTCCAATGTCTTGAACTCCTCTATCTGATTGAGATGATACTCGTCTGACAATGTAGCGTTGTACTTCCCGATGGCTATATAAGCATCCTTCGGGTTCCATCCCATGATGATAAGGTCGGCAATGGCCCGCTGGTCTCCGTCAAGCTTGTACCGCTTGCACTCATTCTTGAACTTGTTCGTATATCTAAGCATAGTATAGTGTGTTTGTTAAACGAAAACGAAATAGCATTTGCAGTGAGGATGCCAAAGCCCTACGTATTCCGATATCGGATGGTAACCTACCATTGAGTTGCACAGGTCGCATGGATAGGAACTTCCCCGGAAAGAAAAGAAACCAGTAGCCCCGTTTCTCTTCCCGTTCAGCCCCCACCAATACATCCACCCTTCCGCTACCGCAAACGAAGCGAGCAAAGATATTGCCTTGATGGGAGAACGTGATGATTGGGTGTTGTAGACGAAATCATTCACATATCCGTCCAACCGGTCGTGAAAGGTTCTCCCGTACTGCTCGCGCTTCACGAAGGATACAACCGCATCCCTGTCTTCCTTGTGCGTACCGACCGCCAAGGTGTCTACCGTTTCCTCTATCATGAACATCAGCCAGTCTATAACCGCATTGACCTTAGCCTTGATTTGCGGCCTCCTGGAACTGACCACTTCCTTTATGGTCATCCGGTATTCCGAAGCGATAGCATTAAGCCTTGATACGGCAATACGGAGAAGGGAGTCGAGGTTATTTCTCATGCTTAACTCCGCTTCTACCCTACTACGGATGTATGCCTTGGCTTCACTTATCTGCTGATGGGTCGGTCGGTTCATTCTGCTCCGCTATCTTCAGTTGGTACAACAAATCGGCTTCCTGCTGCTCCTTGGCCTCACGGATAATCCTGTCCCATTCCGAATTGGTGGAATACATGGTCTCGATACGCTCGGATGCGGTCTGTTTGGAAAGGAAGCCGTTCTGAACCGCAGAGGCAAGGTCGGCCACCACCGTGGAGGTGTTCACGTGAACGTATGGTTCCAGCCACCATTTCATGTCGAGGTTGGCAAAATCAATGGTCTTTTCCAATTCCAGCCCATATCCGTACCTGAACACTTCCACCATTCCGTTAAGGAACCGCTGATACTCCCTGCATTCGTTCATGGCTTTCTCGTATGCCGGTGAATACAGAATTTTCAGTGCGGCCGCAGGCAGGTCGCCTGATTTCAGCTCGGGCGGGTCTACAATGAACGATTGGGAGAAAATCATCTTGTACTGCGTTTCCAACTGGTGCATGTAGCTCTCGGAAGCGGATTGGGCTTGCAGGTAGTCTATCTTATCGTCAGGACCGGCGGAGATGGACTTGATGGTGCCGTTCACATCCTTCAACATGTCCACGTTATCACCTTCTCCTATAAACAGCATGATGGGTTCTCCGTATGCCTGGTTGTTGTGGGCCATCTGGGAGAACGAAACTTCGTATCCGTCAATCCCGTCCTGCGAAGCCCACCAACAAGGCCCGTTCTCGTCACGATGGTACGATACGGGAATGAAAGGAAATCCGTGAGGCTTCTTTCCCACCAAGCTATATCCTTCAAGGCCGAATACACCAAGAACTTTTTCCTTCAATGTCTTCCCCTTTCCTTCTCCTTGTCTGTACCGATACATGTAAGTCTTGTCCCAAACCTCTAGCCATTGCGCCATGATGCCACCGTCTTCGTCATAGTCGGCGAAAGAACGTGCGAACAGCTTCAACTTGCCGGTTGCGGAGTCGTAGTGCGGAAACAGGACATCTCCGTTCATGAATGAAAGCACCTTCCAATAGAATTGACCTTCCGTAAAATAACCCACAAATGCGGTATCTCCGGTAATGTGCGCAGACCTGGCCGCTTCGTAGAACGCAAGCTCCATGTCTTTCTTCAACCAACCGGTACGGAGTGTTGTAAACGTGTCCCTTTCCGCCTCCGTGACCTTGGTGGAGTTCAGCTCGAACTGAACATCATTTCCGCAAAGGTGAACAAGGTGCTTGATGGCTATAATCTGTTGGAACGCGAAGGAATATCTGGGCACCGGCTCTCTGTACAGCCTCTTTGTGGTCTTGCCTGTGTCATTGCCTTCTTCATCCAAAATCGGCACCTCCTCTTCCCGCCAGATGTCGGGGTAAAATTCCGGGCTGTTGATGGCATGGCCGGACGGGTAGAACTCCCGCAGGAAGTCGGCCTGTGTCACGATGTCGTAATTCATGGTGTCGGCCGGAGTTTCGCCAAGCTCGACCGAAGAAAATCTGCCATGCTGGATATATCCGTCCGGGCGGATCCTCTTCCAAGGTTTCTTTGATTTGATGTCTCTCGTTTTCATTCTGCTTGTATGTTAAAATCTTCTAAATGGTTTGACAAATCTGGGCAGCCTGGGCCTGCTGTGGTGCTTCTTCTTGATAAAGAATATCCAACGCATCAGCAACGCTTCTATGAAGTCAGGAGAATTGCCCACTATCTGCTTCATGTCGGTTTTCTTGATGATGGACCATCCCTTGTCCGCTTCGTTCACGTTCTGACGGATAGCCTTCCTTTCCTTGTTGAGGATAAGGTGCAGCGGAACCCCGCTCGCGTGCCGGGTGTTCATCTTTCTGTCTACAAGATCGGGGTTGATGGATATTTCCCCGTTGATAAGGGCTTGCGCGAACAGGTATGCGGCCTGTGACTTGATGTTGGTGTAGATATACTTGTATTCATCGGCAACCGACTCCCGGTTGTTGAACGGCATGGATTTAGGGAAGAACCCTTTCAAGGCTTGCCCCAATCCGTTCAAGTCGTAAGTGAAGTTCTCTTCCATAACATGCCATTCGTTGAGTTTCGTCTTTATCACGTTTACGGTGGTACGGGAGTCGAACCTGCATGTATAGAGGTCCTGTATATGGTTTCCAATCCACAACCACATGACCATGAAGTCGCCCCCGTCAAAAGCAACGTCACACGACACCCTACGAATCCCGTCACCGCTGCAATAAGAGTTCTTGTAGAAATTCTCCATGTGCTGTAACTTGATAAGGTCGTCACCGAGTGACCGGTACTTCCAGTTACCATCCAAATCCCTTGCTCGCTGTTCCTCGGACTGGTTGGCAAGGTTGGCGAGATATGTGGGGTCGGAACGCATAAGCTGGATATTGTCAGACAACTTCGCTTCCACAAACGCAACAGATTTGATAAACAGCTCCTGTGGTGTTCCGAATTTTTCATATTCAGGTCTCCAGTACTTGTCGATAATATCCTTGCATTGCTGATACACTTCCTCTCTACTGTCACCCCAATAGATTGAGTTGACATCTTCTCCGTCCATAAAGCAGTATCTTACAACTCCATCACGTTCAGGAATAGGAAACCCGTCTTCACCTATCCACCAGTCAATAAAAACGGCCACCCAGGAATCCGGGTCCGGGTTACATGTACCTATAAACCTGTTCTTGATTCCGTAAGCATTTCGGTTACAGGTAATCATGTATTTGAATTTCGCGTAGTCCATGTGCGTAATTTCGTCCACACCAATATAAGCATACTGATGCCCCTGGAAACGCATCTTAAAGTCATCCACACTGTCTGCGTGATATGAGAACTCAAGATAACCTCCCCTGTCAAAATTCCACCGCATGTCGTTCTTCGACTTGTTATACTTCCCGTAATGACTGTAAAGCTGATACGACGTATCTACAATATCGGACAAGTCATTCAATTCATGTCGCATAATGACGGAGCGGAGGTTGGGGTTGAATATATCCTTCAGTGTCTCCATCAGCAAAGTAAAAGATTTGCTACCGCCGCGACACCCACCCCCGATCAGAATATCCGCTTTTGTTGCAAGCATGTTGTTCTGACCACCGGATTGTGCTATAATCTTCAGCCTGTTCTGTTTCTTTCCATCTTCCTCACGAAGAGATGCCACAAAATCACCCGAAAGGCCTTTTATGTCCCTAAATTCAACAATGTCATCGTATAGTTTCATTATGTATTGCGAAGTATTTCAACAAAGATATAAAATTTTTATGCTTTTATGTAAAAATATATCCCATTTTATTTGCATCAACACAAATTAGTAAGTATCTTTGCGAAAAGAGTGTATATGTTTGTTGTACATACTGAGTTAGCGAATGATACGGACACGAAATACGGGGAGATGGTGAGATGCCCTGTATGCGGTCAGAAGCTGCTCGAAGTAAGAGACAATGAAAGATATGTAAACATAAGAATACATTGCAGAAGATGTAAACGATACATTGATGTTTACATTCTTGGCAAAGAGAAAAAGATATTGGGTTCATAGTTTAGCGGTTAAAACATTACGCTGTTAACGTAAAGAGGATGGTTCGATTCCATCTGCGCCCGCAAGATTGATTCATAAAGCCGATAGAGCTGTATTGAGGTATAGAACATACTTCGATACGGCTCTATTTTTTTTAACACAAAACTAAATACATGGATAAAGAAACCCTTTTATCGAAGTTCAGAACAAGCATGGGAGAACCCAATGCAACGACACAGACCTACGAAAACATCGGAATTTCTGTGAGAACCCTTGACAGCTATGCGGACATGATTTTACCCGGTATTGCAGACGATGCCATCGTGACTGAAGATTTCATCAATGGCCACGTAAACATGCTGAAGGCAATGGGTGGTCAGATGCGGCACGAAAAGTCTGAGTTTATCAAGAACTACAAGCCGAACACATCGCCTACACCTCCCACTCTGCCATCCAACGAAAGCGAAGACTTCAAGTCGTTGAAGGAAAGTTTTGAAGAACTGAAGAGTCTGATCAGCGGACAGCAGAAAGCTAAGAATGTAAATGCACTGAGAAATGAAGTCAAGGAAAAATCCAAAGCGTTGAAAGTGCAGAACCAAGCCTTGTGGGACGATGTAGTTAATGCTACGGAAATCAAGGAAGGAATGGATTCAGCCGCTCTGGAAACAGCAGTTAAATCGGCTTATGAAGCCAAGTTGAAGGCATACTTCGGTGAAGGTGCTGCGCCTTATGGCGGTACAGGAAGCGGGGCAGGCAATACAGACAACGAAGCGATTCTCGCCAAGAGGGAAGCGTTCAAGAAACGTATGCAGGCTAGCGGAAGGCTTCCGAAAGACGAAAACTAACATTTAGTAACACAACACATTAAGACAAGAAACTATGTTACAGAAAGGTACATTTAATACTATCGGTGGTGGTAGTGCCGAGTTTGGCGGCCATTTCCCGGTATGGAGCAGAGTGAGGGAGCTGTATCAGGGTGGTGGTGATATTGACCACACAAAATACCCTGCCGGTACGGTTATCGGTGCAGGCACACCTGTTCAGTTTATGGGAGCCAGCAAACAGGTAAAGGTTTTCCATGGAGACGCTTACAGTCAGACTTCCACATACAAGCAGGGGGATATTGTTTTTCACGACAACAAAATCTACGAGAACAAGATAGCTATTACGGTTGGAGAAGCCTTCACTCTCACCAAGTGGACCGATGTTACAGCCAACGTAAATGGATTAGTTTACGAAGATGTAGCCATTCCTGACGGCTGTACTCATGCTACCTGTGCAGTTGTAAGAGCGGGTCGCATCTACGCGGACAGAGTGGTAGGCGCACAGATTCCGGCAGCAGTCGAGAAGAATCTCCCCATGATTGAATTTGTAAGAGAATAAAGAAAGGAGGACACAATGTACACAAGAGACAGACAATTCTACGACCTTGTAGGCAAAGGTTTGGCATCGCTTGGTTATGTGAGCGACAAAGAAGGCAGCGCCTTGACCAAGTTTATCAACGACAACTTTGCCAATAAATATAATGCAGAGAAGACATTTGCCCAGTTGGGATTTTCGTTGAACCCGAACATTCCTATCAATCCTACATACGAGCAGATTGAAGCGACAATCCGCGCGTACACAATGGCTGGATACGTGGATATTGATTCAGACGGTCCGACAAAGAGTACAGACGGAATGTCATTGAAGATGGGTGGGCTGCCTACCTTCAAACATGAAATCGTGTTGAGCCGTAAGATGATGCGTGAGCAAATGATGCTGGCTAACGCTATTGGCGGCATGACATCAGATATGGAGCAAGTTGTCATGGACTTGCTGTTTAACAGTCTGGACGACCTGTTGGGTGGTAACTACAATACCATGAAGTATCAGCGACACCAAATCGTTTCCAATGAAGGCAAGTTGGTTATCAATGCCAACAACAACCCGTTGGGCGTACCTGTCGAAATTGACTTCGGTGTACCCAAGAAAAATATCACCAAGTCGGAATGGTATACCAAATCGAAAGCCCCGAAACAGGAAAGTGCCGTAGGTGAAACCATCGACCCTATCCGCGTCATGAAAGATGTAAAGAGGAATGCTGAAAACGTAGATTACGCTCCTAAAGGTGGCCATTGGGAGGTCAGCAAGACAACCTGGGATGACATCTTAATGTTGCCGTATTTCCGTTCATTGTACGTGATTGCTAATCGTCCAGACATTACGGGAACAGCAAACCAGCAAGCATTCGCTTCACTGATTGACGATAAAACCTTGAAGGCGTTTATTGAACGACAGATTGGCGCCCCCATCGTGGTTATTGATGACGTATCCTCTGTTGAGTCGTTCGACAAAGCCAAGAAGCAGATGAAGTATACCAACATTGAATCATTCAACGAAGGTGTGTTGGCTTATGTGCCGAGTGACTTGGGTGATGTTCAGTTCGGTAAACCGATTTACATGGAAACACCTGGTGCCCGTGTTGCTCTGTATGATGGCGGAAGAACACTCATTCGTCAGTTGTTCAATGACGACACCATGACTCAAGTTGTCAAGTCTGAAGTGACAGGCTTGGTCGTACCGAACAAGGTCCGCTGGATGTACTATCTGAAAATCAAGAAGGGCTGATGAACACCTATTCCCAACATACAGCGCTTGACACGGCCATAGAAGCATGGCTTCGTGGCTGTGTCGGCTTTGAAGTGGAGGACAACGCCATCAACACCATCCTCATTGACCGCGAGATTGTTCCCGGCACCAATGTTCTTACTCTTGACAAGAGAACGAAGGAACTCTGCAAAGCGGACCTTTACATGTGGTGTGCAAGCACTCCTTCCGTAAAAGGGAGCGTAGAGGACGCAAACGGAACATGGAAACACAAGGAGGGTGGAACGGAAAGTTCTGCATTCGACAAGAGAAATCTCCGTGCGATGGCCAACGACATCTACAAAAGGTATGGGGAGAACAAGGGCCGCGGCTCTATCAGAATGAAATCAATCGGAATGAAAGTATGGCGAAAGTGAACAATCCGAGATTTCCGCACACCTGCAAGGTTTATAAAGTCATAGGTGGTGATGCGTGGGAAAGCGGGACTGAGGAAGTCCTGTATGAAGGAAAGTGCAACAAGTACGGTTCTTCAAACCTGCGCACATTCAACCGTGACAATGTAATCAAGGCAGACTATGCGGTTGACATACCCGGATTGGTCATGGGTGTAAGTACGGGATGCCTGCTCGATGTAACCGATTATTCGGGAACGTATAAAGGACTCACCATTACAGACGCTTACCCTACCGAAATGGGTACTACGCTTTACTTCAACATGCCGAAAAACTAGGAGGTGGATATGGCGGAAGTCAAAGGTTTCAAGGAATGCAGGGAGAGATTCAACAAGATAGTCATCGAGCATATCAGAAATGAACTAAAGCTCGTATGTGACGCATTGGTCGTTGATGCTTTGAAGTCGGAAAGCTTTCAGAGTTTTACAGGTAATACAGTCACTTCTTATTCGTGTGGATTATATGAAGAAGGAAGGCTTGTGTACGTGATAGAGTCGGGAGACAAGCTTTCGTTTCCTGTCCGAAGAAAGATACCTAAAGGGAAAACAATATATCTATCAAAGCCATACGAAGGAAGGCCTAGGTCGGTTACAGGAAGGGTGAACACTGATGGTATGTACGGACAAGAATCTTCAATGAAGTTTTTAAATCAATACAAGGCCCCAAAGAAAGGGTTTGCAATCGTGATGACTACTGGTACCGAATATTCCGAATACCTTGAAAATGCTTACAAGGTCAACGTACTCACCGAAACCTTCAATAGAGCAAAAAAGATTATGTTGAATAATATCAAACCTATACCATAATGGCGCATGTTCAGAGATACTACATAAGTGAAGTTCTGAGGGAGGTATGCAACCGGATAAAACCCATCACCGGAGCTGTATTCCCCGATCACCGGCCGAGCGCCGTGAATGAGCAAATGGGCGAGCTGATTGTTGTTTCCATCCCGGGCGAGATTGACGAGCAATACGCATGGCAGAGATGTTATCTGAACGTAGAACTGATGGTACGAAACAAAGCAAAAGGTCTTGCCGATATGACCAAGCTCGAAGGGATGCTCAACGCAGTCAACGAAATCTTCCCGATGGTTACAAAAAGGTTTTCGGCAACAAGTCCGAGATTGCTCCTAAAAGGTGACGACGGACTTGGATTTACAAGATGGATGATACGAGCCAGACTGGTCATAAATACGACTGACAGCTACAACAATGAGATTTAATAACAAAAACAAAACAGATAAAGCTATGGCAGGAATAACTATTACAACCAAACTGAATGAACTGAGTGCGATTTTCAATAAAATCAAGGAGGTTTATTTCAAGAAGGACGAAATGACAAGTGCTCAACTTGCAACGTTCACTATTGACATGGAACTTCCGGTACTGCAAGAAGGGATTACATTCAACACGGGTGAAGCCGAGGTTACTGAAATCAAGATTACTACAGGTGCCAACTGGACATCAAGGGCCGTCAAAGGTGATCCTGACATCTCTTTGCAGATTGCAAGTATTGCAGGGCCTGTGAACAAATTGTTGATGGAAGAGAAGAAGGCTTCGGTAAGCGCAACCGGCCTTATGGATGGAGCGAATTATAAAGGTTCCGGATTTTCTCTTTCCCCGAAGAAGTTGACCGGCGCATTGATTTTCCCGAGTGAAGACCGAAGTGCGTTCATTATTTTACCCAAGGTAGACATTTACGCTTCTTTCGTAGCTGCCGATGGAGATAACCCGGCCTATTTCAATACAAAGGTTACTCCGAGGGAAAACAGTGAGGGTGTTGAAATCTTCATTCTTGAAAGAGGAAAATAACACACAAAATAAAACTAGACACTAACCAAGGTGTGGAGGTCGGTGTGAAATCCGCACCATCCACACCTTTTATTTGTTGAGAATGGGAAAGACTAAAAAATTCGAAGAGCCTTCTTTGGAAGATGAAAAGAAGCTGAACGATGTAATCGAAAACAGAAAGGAAGAAGTATTCCTCCTTGGCAGGAAATGGAAAATCGGTTACTTGAGAAACGGAACAAGAAGGATGGTTTCGGATGTGGTTCTGTCCGAAAAGGATGACAGCAAAGTAAATTCGAAATGTGCTGCCCTGCTTCTGCTGAACGGATACTTCAAGATATTCTTCCTGTACTGGTTTCTGTGGAGATGGTTTTATTACGTGAAGCAATACCATGACAGCGAATTGCTGAAGGTGATTGAAGCGTGTAAAAAAAAAGTGGACTTGGAGAGTTACTATGTATCTACCATATATCTGACAGAGATGAGGGACACAATGATGACGATGACAAGGGAGGAAGTGAATCGTTTCCTTCAAGAGAAACGTGGGGTGCAGCATGGTTCATCGGAGAAAAACATGGATGCCTCACTGAACCCTTGATTCTTCTCTTCGGCCTATGGAGAATACCCATGTACGGATATTATTGGGAATACACTGAACCTCAAATTGAATTGCTCGCACTGGACTGTCCTGTAATATCATACAAAAGTACAAAAAAGAAATCTAAAGCCAACAATGGAGACAATCCTTCACCTGTAAGCGCTAGCGATGTAATGAACAAGACTGCTGAATGGGAAAGGAAGTACGGAAGCGGAGATACAAAAGTGACCTTTGACCTTACAGGATATTCTATGAAATAATTTTATACATTGTTATTCATTATATTGTAAATGTTGTTTATATTTGCATATACACAAAACGTGAACACTGGCTCATGAAACTATACACTATACTTATAAAGAAAACGAAGGCTGGAGGGGTGCTTAAAGATACCGAGAAAGACTTCGGAATTGTGTGTATAGAATTTGATATGCCCAATCGTGAGATGAAAGAGCTTCCTTCGAACGAGTGGATGGATGAACCCGGTAAGGATGTCTATATACCCGACAGACTGATGGAAAAATCATACAACATCAATGTCAAGGTGGGGTACAAAGGGGACGTAGACAAATGGGAAGACAATGTAGACAAATTCCTTGATTATCTCACTGGTCACGACGGGAGTGGTTCTGAGATGCTTGTTTATTTCCCATACCACAAAACAGGAAGAAAATGTAGGCTTTCGAAAGTATCAAACCCGACAGCTTACATTGAATCGTCCGAATTTGTAATCGTAATGGAACTTGAATTTTCGGTAGATTCTCCCAGGATAAGGGTAATAGCAAACAGCAACGAAGGGGATATAACGACACTAACTGAACGAAACAAATGAAATACACGATATACGACAAGACGGGACAGATTGAAAGATGCGCGGTTCATAGACTGGAGTACAATGGAGAGTTTATGGGACCGTGTTCAGTTATGTGTACCATCAAAAGCAGTGAACCGATAAACTTTGAGATTGGGGACTATCTTGTCTATCGCGGTGAAAGGTTTGAAATAAACTATGACCCGTCTATCGTAAAGAAATGTTCGAAAGGACTTAGCGGTGAAGCCTTCGTATACGACAGCGTAAAGTTCAACTCGTTAAGCGATGAATTAACCAGATGCGATTTTCTTGACTATGTACTCAATGACAATCAGATTCATTTTACAGCCCTACCAAGGTTCAGCTTCTACGCTTCATCGATAAGGGATTTGGCTGACCGCATACAAGCCAACCTCGATAGGGTTTATAAGGGAAGTAGTAAATGGAATGTGTCGGTAAACCCTGAGTTTGCAGGGAAAACCAACATCAATGTGGATATTTCCAATCTGAACGTATGGGAAGCTCTCGCGTTGGCATACAATATGTTTGACGCACATTACGTTATCAAAGGACGGAATATTACTATAGGTGCCTCCGGAGTGACAGCAGACCACTTATTCCAATACGGCAAAGGGAACGGCTTGAAAGAGATAGAGCGACAAGCGGAGCAGGACCAACTTATCGTTACCAGGCTCCGTGTGTACGGAAGCACAAGAAACCTTCCGAACAGATACTATAACAAGCTCACGAAGCCTGATGGCTCGACAATCCTTCCCGACAATATGGCTGTTCAAAACCTGATGCTTCCCGGGTTCCCGAAAGATACACTCGATCCTTTTATTGACAGCAAGAATATCACAAGACTCGGAATAAGAGAACACACCGTCTACTTTGACGGAGGCGAAGAAGGTTTGGATGAAATCTATCCTTCCTTAGAAGGCATGACAGCAGAGCAACTGCGTGATGCAGGTGTGAACATTGAATTGGATGCAGGAGATAACGGAAAACTGGACGAGGTGGTTTCTGCGGAACAACTTGCTGACAACGGTATATTACCGGAAGAAGACGAACTGAAACCGATATTTACATTAACAATCAAAGATGTAGGCTTTGACATCAATAAATACCTCGCTACAGAAACAGCTGTTATTTCCATGAAAGACGGCATGTGCGGTGGAAGGGAGTTTGAGATTGTCAAATGTGAAAAGAAGGGAAATAAGTACGAGCTTACCTGCAACAGAACAGAAGACACCTCGATAGGTAGGGTATTCCCCTACAAGGATTACAATATCAAGAAAGGAGACAGGTTTGTGCTTCTGCATATCTCCATGCCGGAAGCGTACATTAACGCCGCTTCTCAGAGATTGAAGAAGGCTGCTGACGAATGGCTGAAGAAGCACGATTTCGTCCGCTACTCCTATTCCCCGAAAGTGGACGACATCTTCATGGCCAGACAGCACGACGAAGCTGTGTCAAAGGGTGCGAAAAGCCTTCACGATACATTGAAAGAGGGTGACCTCATGCTGTTCAGTGATACGGACCTTGGAATAGATGGGGCTGTTATCATTGATACATTAAACATCAAGGAAGGTGAAGGACTTATTCCTAAATACTCAGTTGTGCTTAAGGATGAAAAGACGGTAGGTACTATAGAAAAAATTCAGCAAGCCATCGAGTCTATTGCTTCCGGTGGAACCGGTGGTGGCGGGTACAATCTTGAACAAATCATTTCCATACTGAAGAATTATGGGACAAGATTGTTCCTCCTCAAAGACCAGCCGGACCAGACTTCCCACCTTTTGAAACTGCTCGGCGGCGTACTGGTAGACGGAGGAGTAGCTTTGTTGCACCAGGGTGCCCAGTTCGGTGAGTCTTTTGCCGGTGGGCTGACAGGACATGGCGGCAGGATTGACGGGGATGGGCACGGGGAGCTGCGCTCGCTGCGGTTGTGGGAGTTCCTGGAAGTACCGG